ACGAAAAGATTTCTTTCGGGCAGGCTGATTCTTTTTGATCTTCATTTTGGCATCGCCAAACCTAATCGTCTTAGTCTTGTCCCCCACCTTCGCTACCACCACAAACTTCTTGGTCGGGTGGTTCGGGGTTCGTTTCGGCTTGTTGTACCCGCTTACGCCCGCGCGTGCCAGTTTTGGATCTTTTTTCGTAGCCATTAAGCCTTTCCTCTAAATGGTCTAACTGCTGTTTCAGTTCTTTCAAACGGTCAGATTGTTCTTTAAAAGCATCATTTACCTGCCCAAACAAGTTATTTAGCTCTGTCTGAGTCATCAACATTTATGACACCTCAACCCAGGAGGTAGAATCTTCATCCCATGTGTACTTTTTACCATCTGTTGGCATTTTACTTGGTGCAGACCACAAACATGTAGTTTCATCTAAAACCCAGCTAGCATAAGGCTTGGGAGGAACAAAAGCGTCTCTGGACGAATCATAAGTATACCCAGCACTAGCAAAGTTTTTTCTTATAGTTGCGTTATAAGAGGTTTGCTTCCATGTACCTCCAAGCAAGTCTCTGCAAAACGCTTGGCCTAATGACTCTTGCTCATTCCCATCACCATCTATAATTACCTCATTTGCAACAACAATAACCCGCAAAATTACGTTATCAGTACCAATTTCAGCAAAATGAGCCATCAGAAAGTTATGCTCCCAGAACCTGTAAATTTGTAAACATTATAAGAGCCATCTGTGGTGGTTGTTGGCGATCCAGAGCTTGCAGACGCAGTTGTCAAACTTCTCAAAATTACAACGCCTGATCCTCCTGCCCCTGAGTTATTAGTATTCTCAGAAGCACCACCCCCACCACCTCCGGTGTTTACTGTAGCAGCAGAACCATCCTGATTGTTTGTTGCACCATTTCCACCACCACCCGAGCCGCCAGAACCTGGCGAACGTGGATTAGGGTGTGTTCCTCCACCTCCGCCGCCTGCATAGTATGTGGCCGTTCCTGTAATAGAGCTTTGTAAGCCTATGCCGCCATCGCCGCCGTTTGCTCCACCACCGGTATTGTAATCCTCACCTGCACCACCAGCGCCGCCACCACCACCGGCAACATCATTATCTGTGCTATTATCAATACCCCCTGCACCACCAGCATATCCTTGTCCTGAAACAGCGCCTCCTCCAGTGTTAGCACCAGCAGAACCTGAGACACCGCCTCCACCACCGGAGCCACCGCTTCTACCGTTTTGCCCATAACCACCACCGCCACCGCCGCCTGTCGTAGAAACCGTGGTAAAACCTGTTGCAGCAATTGAGCTTGTAGCACCATCATTTCCGATTGCACCCGACCCAATTACGCTACTGCCACCTGCGCCAATCGTAACCGTTATAGCTGTTCCTGCAGCAACAGCCGACCATGTACCAGTTAATACACCTCCAGCACCACCGCCACCGCCAGACTGAGACCCTCCAGATGCACCACCAGCAACCACTAAATACTCTATCGTAGCGCCTGCAGTGGGCCAGTTACTTCCGCTTTGTGCTACGTATTGCTCTTGTAAAGACCATACCCCGCTGGCATCAGTAACACTTGGATATTGAGCCATCTAACTTAGCTCCTCATAAGAACAAACAGCCTGCAAATCGCTTGCAGCACTAGCCGTCAAACGCAAGGCATCACCCTCTTCTAAGGATATTGGTTTTGAAAGAACATCTAAGGTTGCATCAGCAGGAACGCGAATTGTTTTTGCAACATGATATGCGGTCGATGATCTATAAATGTCTATGGAAATGTCAGCACTATCTGATCCATCGACATTAGAAATATACAAAGCATTTACTTTAAAAACCTTCCCACTGCTTGCAGAATTGGTCACTATTGCTGTTGCTGATGTTCCAACGGCCTGCACGGCTGTTTTCATGGTAATCGTAGCTACATTGACAATGTTAGGCGCTGCCATTTTATCCTCCGAATATCATTGCCATTGCAATGGCTTTACCTGTTGTAATACCACCACCGCCACCACTTTGAGCAACCCAACTTAGGTTTCCAGATCCATCTGTTTTAAGTACTTGGTTAGCACTGCCATCATCATCAGGAAGCGTAAGAGTATAAGAGGCTCCTGCACTATGAGGCGGTCCTTTAATTATAATCCCGTGGCTATTTTGCTCGCAGTTTAGTTTGAACTGACCAGCCCCACGGGTTGCATTGCCCTTAAATACCGCTACACCAGAGCCGTTAGGGTCCAGGTCAATATCAGCGTTACTAGTAGTAACTATATCGTTACCATTTAAATCAAGGTTGCCGCCTAGCTGCGGGCTAGTGTCTTCAGAAAGGTTTGCTAGTTTTGCGTCTAATGCCGCCTGAAGGCCATCTACATTAGAAATAACATGGTTGTGGGAATCATCAGCGATTGTAACGGCAATGCTAGTTGTTCCTGATCCTGAAACATCACCACTTAATGTAATTGTCTGATTAGCAGTTATATATCCTTTACCATTAATGCGATCATCGATTGCAGCAGCGGTCATCAATTGAGAATCTGAATCTGCAAAGGTTTCTGATGACAACAATACTGCACCTGCAGCAATATCAGAAAATGCTACAGATGTTAAATATGTAGATAAATCAGGCGGCGTATAAGTAAATACACCACTGCTATTGTTATAAGCTATCCCACCATCACCACTAGCACTGGCTTCTGAGCCGACAGACAAATCAGTTAAAGCTATTCCACTAACTTGGCTTCCACCTGTCAAAAGGCTCCCGCTGCTTGCTGTTAATGTAACTTGATCTGACCCGGAACCAATTTTTAAAGAATCAACTATTACACCACCGCTATCTGAGGTAATAGTCTTAGAACCTAAAGTAATAGACGAACCGCTAAGATAAAGGTCACGAAACTTTTTGCTAGATGATCCTAAATCGTAGGCTTCATTGGTGTCAGGGATAATGCTTTCACCAATTGCTGACAGGGTAACCCCGCCTCCGCCACCACCCGAAACCGTTCCCGGTTGAAAACGATTATTTGCAGCATTAAAAACAAGCGCCTGACCATTTGTGGGAGGATTATCCGTAATGTTTACATCGGTAAGATCATTAATTTTTGTTGCGCCACGGTGCAGAACAAAACCACCTTTATTTTTGCCTTTACCTTCCGCTTTGGCTATTGGAAGCAAAACTGTTTTTTCTGATCCATCCGAAAATGTGAATGTTAGACTTCCATCAATGTTGTCACTCTTGATATTAGAAACACCGGCTCCCTGACTTCCTTGCGGCCCTTGCGGACCTTGTGGACCTTGTGGGCCATCCTTGCCTTCTGGCCCTGCTGGGCCTTGTTCACCTTTTGGTCCCTGAATACCTTGCGGCCCCTGTGGGCCTTCTGGACCTTGCTCGCCCTTAATATCGCCAAGCTCTGTAGCTATTTTTGCTAAGGCGGCTGCAACAACTAACTCAGACATAACTTATCCCATCAATTGATTAAGAAGCTTTTGCTCTAGTTCTTTTTCGGAAGAATTGTCAGGTGGCTCTAGTTTTTGCTGATTTTTCATTTCGAGCTCTTTTTCTTTCAAAAGCGTATTCGCCACCTTCAGCCTTCTTTCAAACTCTTTATCGTCCTGATCGCCTTCTTTCAGGTTTCTTGTAACAGCTTCAATCTTTTCTATTTCAATCTCTTCAGGAGCAAGTTGTGCCTCAACCGCCAGCTTGCCTGCTCTTGCCTGAGATTCTTGAGCCTGAGCATTGAGTGCTGCAGCCTGACTTTGCTGTAGGGCAAGCTGTACTTGCTGTGCCTGCATTGCCATCTGCTGGGCTTGAGGATTAGGCTGTGCTGCCTGTTGCATAGCCGCAATCAACTGCTCACGGTTATTCAGGTTCATATTTTCAATAATGCTTTGCATCAGTATTGAATAAGCAGGGCTATCCTGCTGCATTGTCTGAAGCAGTTGGACTAGCTGTGAAACCTCATATTCCCTAGCGATAATCCCCAAAGTACTTGTAGCAACAAACTTATAATCCGATACGGGGTAGTTTTCGGGGTCAAACTGCATATAACGGTGTGCCGCCTTGGTTACAAAGGGCAAGAGGAAGGACTGCTGGAAGTTAATAAGAGTACGCTTATGGCGCTTGATAATAGCGCCGAGAGACATACTGATACCAGCGGCCGTTGCTTCACCATTAACCTGGCCTGCGATTCCAGCAGAATCAACCGCCCCAGTAGCCTGTTGTACCATTTGTTGTAGCGCAGCGGCTTGACCAAACGTAATCTGGTTGACTTGCCCAAAGTTGAACGGCTGTAATACTTCACGCGGATCTCCATTGGTTAAGATCATCTTGCCGGGACGAACTTCCGGTTTAGCCCCCCTAGGAAGCCGTGTAGCATCCACAGCAAGCATTGGGTGAATTGTGAGGCTCAGGGCATCAATTCTTGCTCTAAGCTCTGTATCCAACGCCTTCTGACTGTTATAGCCCTTTTCACAGACCCCACGACCCCAGAATCGCCCAGGGACTACATCCCAAGGAAACGCCACAACAGGGCGGTCATTCATCATGTAGGGGTTGGCTTCAGCCTTAAGCAGTACGCCACCGTTAGCGATCACAACGATCGCCTCGACATACATCGAGTCTTCTTCTATCTCGACATCTTCTTTTTCCAGAAGATCCCTAGGTACAAGGCCGTAGTATTTAGTCAGGCGAACCTTGTCATCGTTGTAGATAGTCAGGTCTTGATCGGGTTCCAAATCGGTATCCGGTGAAGCAGATTCAATGGTCGCCTCACGATACACACCCTGTTCCTGAAGTATCTCAACGCTATGGCGGCTGACAAACTCATCGACCGCTACACCGTAGGCATCCTCAACTGAAGTCGCTACGGGGTCTATAAGAAAGTTTTGAGGCAATACCGGCTTGAGCTTTACGACTACACGGTCGGTAATGTTGACGCCAACAGCCTGAAGGTCGCCGCCCATAATCGGTTCGGCAGCAGGGGCCATTTCCTTTACTTCTTCTAGGACTATTTCACCTATGCCCGTGCCAAATACCGCTGAGTTAATTAAACATTCCGCTACAGCCTTGCGAATCTTGCAGGCTTCAAAGTCCTCAGCCAGTTTATTTCGTAAAAACAGGGCTTCCTGCTTTTGTGCATCAACAACATCATCGGCAATGTCAAAGAACTTGCCACGACCAAATGTGGCTTCTTCCAATTCTGCAACATTGGACTCTACAGCTTGCTGCAAAGCGGGAGAAATAATCCTTGAGCGTTCTGATGCCCTTTCGGAATCCTCTGGACTCCACTGACCCCGCCAGAGCCTGTAATACTCATCAAAGCGGTCTTCGTAATTGGACTCGTAATAATCGCGCCAATCATCACATTTGCTAATAACCCAAGCCTCAATAGACTGTTCGGCCATTAACGGGTCTGGGCTATAGTCATCTGCCATTCTAGTATCCCGCTACCACATCCAAGATTTCGTGGTCTTCGATTTCATATTCATAGTCATAGGCTACTTCAGCCAACTGATCTATGTACGCCAACGCATCAATCAGGTCATCATGCGTTAATACATCTGGAAACTGAAACAACTGATCAAGGAACTTAACATTCCATTCGCCTTGATTCAGGGTGATATAGCCGTTTTCAAACCGGCCCTGTAAGGCCCACATCACCCGGTCAGTCTTTTTCTTGTTTCCGTGCGTTAATTCCTCAACCCTGAAAAACGTACCATACCGCTTCATCAAGTCCATCAACGGCGACATTACTGCTTGTTTGGCGATTCCTTTTTCGATTCCGACACTGACGGGTCGGTAGTCACGGACGGCTTGAAAAATCTTCGTAGCCGTCTCATCAAGGCCCCAGCGACCGTAGATAATGTTTTCCACAAACCAGCCATTCTCATTCACCTTTGCAACTGCAATCGCAGTATCGTCTAGTTTTGTATTCTTAGTTCGTTTCTTGTTGACATCCTCAAAGCCAGCCAGGTCAACGGCAATATAGTAATCGCCCTCTTCTGGGCTTTCGCCAAACCTAACCCACTCTTCTTTAAACATCTCAGAGCCTCTAGCTTCAAAAGAAGCCATAAACTCTTGCCTAAAGGCGTAACTAGACATGGATTTCTTGGCAATGTCAATTTCACCAGAATCCAACATAGAATTATCATAACTCGTAAAGTGCCAAGCCTTATAAGTTTCGTCATCACCCAGTTCGGCATATTTGTACAGTTCGTAAAAGTGATTACGGCCCATCGGGGTTCCAATAAACAACGCCTCACCCTTTTGGTCGGCAAGGGCCGGTCTAAGGATCTGCTCCCAGACCTCGGGTTTCATGTCGGCGTATTCGTCCATGACAAGAAAGCCTAATGAAACGCCACGCATGGTTTCGGGTCGGTCGGCACCCTTCAGGCTAATCATCGTGCCGTTGACCAGTTTGATCTGAAGGTTGTTGATATGAGAGCCGGCAATTACAGGATGGCCCAGTTCCATCAGGGTTTGCCACATAATGTCGCGGGCTTGGCCCTGAGTTGGTGCAACGTAGAAAACTTGCCCCTTTTCAGTCTGCAGGGCGTTAATAATTAACAACCATGCGGCTAATCGCGACTTTCCGGTACGTCTGCCTGCGGCAACCACCTTAAAACGGGTGGTATTGTGGAAAACTTCTTCCTGCCACGGCAATAGACTGACGTTGAGTTCAGCCATTATTCTTTTTTGCCCAAAAATAGACCAAACGCACCAGTTAATGCCCCTGTCATGACCGAAACTAGTGCAGCTTGCTCCGGATTAGGGTCAGGTAGGGACATAAACCACTCCACAGTACGATAAGTCATGGCAATCATTGCAAACATTAGCAATCTTGGGATTATTCGCCATGCGTTTAGCTGTTCTGGAGTCATCAGTAAAGCCACACTACTGCGTTTGAGTCTCGTATATCAACATGAATAAATGCCCGAAAATCCCATTTCAAAGGCGTAATTAAGCAAAATAAACCGTTCAGCGCCATTATTGACCTTAATATCCGCTGCAATCCCTTGAGTGTGAGTACCGGGTCTTTCTTTTTTGGCTTCTATTGAGTGCTTGGGGTCGCGGTAGCCAGACGTAATTGTAAAGGGAAAGCCACACTTAGCCCGTAATTCATCCAAACGCTCCAGAAACAGGGGGTTCATTTCGTTATTGCCGGTTTCTTGGCAGTCAAACTCTTCAATCTTGAAGTATTTCACCGGAATCGCCGTCAATAGTGGTTTGATTGATGGTTGTAGGCTCTGATTGGGATATTTCCGTACCCCCAACACCCGTAATATTGATTTGAATGGCGGATTTGCCCCCGTTTTGGACAATATCCTTTTCAAATGCGGCTACAGGTAAGATTCGATCCATAACCAGCTTCCACGCCGCAGCCTGATTCTTGTGGTCATCATCCATCGCGGCATTGAAAATAGAGTCCAAGACCTTACGGGACTTGGGGGAAGCCAACATACGGGCTTTATATTCGTTGATAATGCCCGCATCACCCTTGGGACGGCCTATTTTCTTCCTGCCACCGGCAGAATTGTGCCGTTTGGCACTTTTGCTATCTATTTCAGCCTTGGTAGGACCACCACGGCGTCTGGGTTTTTCTTCAAGGTTATCGCCAGGATCAGTATCCATGCGGCCTCCAAGGTTAGTAAGTACTTACGAATACTTCTTTTGTATCGCTTTAAAGATGGCGTAAATGGTTAATACATAAAACGCCAGCACGGACATAGGGATGCCAATATACACCAGTTCCCAAGGCGATAAGAATAACAACTCCCAGGTAAAGTCTATGGCAGACTCTACATCACTCTGAACAGGGCAGTCATCCATTACTGGACAGTCTGATTCTTTTCTTCTTCAAGGTATAAATCAGACAATATCTCATCATCCCTTGAATGCCCATACTGCCAAAGCCAACTCTTTACTTCTCTACGACTAGCCTTGCCCGGTTTGCCGTAATGGAAGTTAATCGCCCTACGCAACCTATCACTGACAACAAAACGAACCGCCAGTGTAGGTGGCTGCATTATTTACCCATCATCATGATGGAATAACCACCCATCTTGGGCATCTCAGTCTCTTCAGGGGTAGATTTAGCATCATAAGGCGTAGAAAAGCCCGCATCTTGCATAGCCTTGATCTTTGCCTTGGACTTCTCGCACATCGAATAGTAATCAATAGATCTGTACTCAACTGTATGGTCTTCAGCCATAACTCTGTCCTCAAAATAAATATATAGTTTAGCCCGCCTTTCCCTCCCTATCCTATACAGGTATTCCGCAATTGCCAACCCTTTTCTATTTCGGCTTTTTTTGTGGGTGGGTGGGTACAATAATAATAACGACACAGCTACCCCCCTCCCCCCCGGTCAGTTCCAATCCGGAACGGACTCGAGCTCAGTTCCAAACTGGCACGGACTAGGTTCCAAAGTAGAACCTGGCAGGTTCCAAAACAGAACCCGCTATGGTGGTGGGTGTCAAAGTGGAACGGAGAAAGTGGAGTGTGAGTGTCGATATGGT